AGTTAAATTCACCTAGTGCTATTCGTAAAGGGGAACCTGGCTATGGGCGTAAGAAGTCTAAAGTCTTTGTAATGTCTAATGGCAAAGTAAAGAAAGTAATGTTTGGTGACCCTAACATGGCTATAAGGAAAAATAACCCTGGAGCTAGAGCTTCGTTTCGTGCTAGACACAAATGCAGCACAGCTAAAGATAAAACAACAGCAAGATATTGGTCTTGCAAAGCTTGGTAAGGAGAAGTTATGGCAGCTAAAAAAGGTTTGTATCATAATATAAATAAAAGAAAAAAAGCTGGGACCAGTAGGTCAAAAAAGAAATCTACTATTAGTCCTAAAGCTTATGCAAATATGAAAGCTGGATTTCCTAAAAAGAAAAAAAAGAAGTAATGGCTAATCTTAAAACAGTTGCATGTCCGCACTGTGGAGATAAATTTAAACAACAACATGGCAGACAAAAGTACTGCAAGCTGCAATGTACTAAAGCTGCTAACGCCAGGGCAAGAAATAAAAAGAAAAAAGAAACCACAAAGTTAGCTACAACCCCAAACAGTAGAGCTAGTCGTGGAGAACACTATTTATATTTTGTAGAAAATTATGCTGATGAAATACTAGAAGGCATGCTGACACAAAAGTTTGTTGCAGAAGATATGGGTATTGACCAAAGCGTTGTAGCAAGAATGTTATTAGCGTTTAAAGAAGATAAAGCTGTATTAGAAGCAAGAGAAGGATGGAATATACCAGAGGAAGCAACAGCTTCTTTAGAATCATTTGAAAAATTTAGAGATAGATACTTCTTAACAGAGACTGGACAACCTTACGAAACCGCTAAGTTCCATAAGAACTGGATTAAAAATATTTTAAAAGCTATAGATAAAGGTGAGCAGCTGATGATATTGTCACCTCCTCGACATGGTAAGACTGACTTGTTGACACATTTTGCTGTGTGGCAGATATGTAAAAACCCTAACATAAGAATTATGTGGGTAGGTGGTAATGAAGATATATCTAAAAATGCTGTAGGTTCTGTATTAGACCACTTAGAAAATAACGAACAATTAATAGAAGATTTTTGTGGACCAGGAGAAACTTTTAAACCTAAGAGTAGAACTGGTAAGACCTGGAGTTCTGGACAGTTTACAGTTAAAACCAGAACAGTTACTGGTATTAAATCACCGACTATGGTTGCTGTAGGTAAAGGTGGAAAGATTCTTTCACGTGACTGTGACTTGATTATTGCTGATGACATTGAGGACCACTCTACAACAATACAACCTAGTTCAAGAGAACAGACTAAACGATGGTGGACAACAACACTATCTTCACGTAAAGAGGAACACACAGCAATTCTTGTAATTGGTTCTAGGCAACACCCAGATGATTTATATAATTCATTAATTGATAACGATGAATGGAAAAAAATAATTGAATCCGCACATAGTTTAGAAATACCTATTGATTCTGGTCTAGACAAAGACCACAAGAAACACATGTTATGGGCAAGTAAAAGAAGTTATAAGTGGTTAATGGCACAGAGAAGGAATGCAGAAACGACTGGTGGGTTAGCTATATTTGAAATGGTATATCTTAACCGACCATTCTCCGAAGGGCTGCAGATGTTTAAAGTAGATTCACTTGATGCTTCAAGAGATGAGTCAAGAAGTATTGGGCATGTACCCGCTGGATGTAGATTGATAGCGGGACTTGACCCAGCTGCAACTGGATACCAGGCAGCATTCTTATGGGCATTTAATGTTGAAGAAGGCAAACTGTACATGGTAGATATAGAAAATACTAAAGGTGGCGGCATACCCCAAGCATTTAAAACAATTAAGGAGTGGTACAAAAAGTATCACTGTTCACATTGGATTATTGAAGAGAATGGTTTTCAACGTGCCATACGACAAGATAGAGAATTAAAAGAGTGGACTGCAGCTAAAGGCATACACCTAGAAGGACATCAGACACAAAAAAATAAATTTGACCCATACTTTGGTGTAGGTTCTATGAGTGAACTGTTTGACAAGGGTAAAGTAAATTTACCTTATGGTAGTGCAGATTCACAAAATAAGAGTAATATATATCGTAGGCAGCTTTTGTATTTTTCAAATGCTGCTAGCAAGGCAAGTAGTAAAGGATATAAGTCGGATATAGTTATGGCAAGTTGGTTTCCAATCAAAATTGTAAGAAGATTACAAAAAGAATTTGTTGCTGACATGGCGCATGAATATACACCGAGTTATGGCAATGTTGATATTAGTAATATGAACACAGCACCATGGTAAAAAAATGAATGAATCAGCTTTATACGATAAGATAACACAGTTACATTATGATAACCAAGATGGTTATGCAATGCGTGGTCGTATTCGTTCTATTATGAATGGTGGACCCAATGGAATACTTGCACTACTAGGTGACCAGCTAAAAGGTTTTGAAGATTGGCAAGTACCAATGCCTAACCTTATGAGTTCTGGTTTAGAGCATTTAGCACAGAAGATAGGAAGAATACCTAACTTAAAAATAGATGTACCTAACAATAAAGATTCAGAACGTGCAAGAAACAAAGCTGAAAAGATAGGCAGAATTATTACTGCGTACGATGATGTACAAAGATTAGATTTGCAAATGCCACAAGTTGGTCGATGGTTACCAGGTTATGGCTACGCTGTATGGGTAATCAAAGAAAAGAAAGATGCTAATGGAACCCCTTATCCAGTAGCTGAATTACGAGACCCATACAACTGTTTTCCAGGTTACTTTGGTGCAGACCAACAACCTAAAGACATGTCTATTGTAAGAAGAGTACCTAAAGATTCTTTAGCTAGAGTTTATCCAGCATATAAAGATAAAATTATGAAGGATGTTCCTAACCAAATTAATATAGGTAGTGCTTATGCTTCTCCTTATACAGATTCATACAATGGTTCTTGGGCAAACTCCAATGGACAAGGTGACTTAGTTGCTGAATATTATAATGAAGAAGGTACCTACGTATTCCACATGTCATCTAGTACAGTATTAGATTTTATACCAAACCCACTAGGAAGTGGTCCTGCTTTCGTTGTAGCAAAGAAATTTTCTTTTGACCAACTACAAGGACAGTACGACCAGATTATAGGTTTAATGGCATCTATGGCAAAGATTAATGTTATGAGCATTATCGCTATGGAAGATGCAGTATTTACAGAGACAAACATAACTGGAGAATTAGAATCTGGACAATACAAAAAAGGTAGATTCGCAGTCAACTACTTCTCTCCAGGAAGTCAGATTTCAAAACCATCATCTAATATGCCTTATCAATTATTTCAACAGATAGACAGAATAGAACGACAACTTCGTGTTGGTGCTTCTTATCCTGCTACTGATGACTCACAATCTCCAGTTAGCTTTGCTACTGGTAGAGGACTTGAAGAGTTAGGTGCATCTATGTCTCTAATGATTAGAGAGTATCACACCATTATGGCTGATGCTATAGAACAGATAGATGCTAAAAGACTTGAATGGGATGAAGTAATGTATGGTGGTATGACTAAAGAACTTTCTGGTTATAGAGATAATAAATTCTTTTCAGAAACATACGAACCAGTTAAAGACATACAAAAATCTTACAAGACACGAAGAGTGTATGGAGCAATGGCTGGATATGATGAACCACAGAAGATAGTTACAGGGCTGCAACTACTTAGTTCTGGAGTTATTGATACACAAACATTACAAGAGAACCTAGATGGTTTAGATAACCTTGTAAGAGTTAATGAGAGAATAACAAAAGAAAAGATGGATAAAGTTTTAGAAGATACGCTTATGGCACAAGCAAGTCAAGGTGACCAGAAAGCTATCATGGCTGTAGTGCAAATAAGAAAAAACCCAGAGAATATGCAAAACATATTAGATAAATTTTTTACAGCTGAAGAACCAGAGATTCCGCAGGAAGAGACAGCAATGATTGAGGGTATGGGTCCAGCCACCACTGGTCCCGCACCTTCTATACAACAAGCTTTAGGAATGATGGGCAATGCTTGATTTATTTGAAGAGATTGTTTGTACCCATCTAGCAGAAGTTGATGAAGAATGTGATGACATAATCCTAGAAGATTATATTAAAAGACAACACATCTTGCGTACTATCGCACAACAACACATGCCTAGACAATTTTTTGTAATATCAGAACCAATTTTTTTAGAAGAGTATGAGGAGGATGAAGATGGCGACCAGGATTACTAAAAGAAACGCAGCAATACCTCCAGCATCTCAAAATGTAATTGACCAATCCAGAATGACTTATGGAGAAAAAGGTCCATTAAAAGAATTAAATAATGAAGTTAAGAATTTAAACTTAGGTCAAGAGACACCTACAGCTGCGCCAACGCCAGGACAAAACTTAGGTGGAGCTTTACAAAGTAGTGTGTTTGCACCTACTGACCAACCACTACGACCAGTAGAAGATGGACTGGACTTTGGTCCAGGAGTAGGTTCACAAGGACCAACAGAATCTACAGAAGAATTAATACAGAAATTTTTTGACCTAACAGGTGACCCTTTACTAGCTAATTTATTAAAAGGGTAACATGGCATACAGTACCTTTGATGCAGCTTCTTTTGCAGATGATTCTGCTACAGAAAGAGCGATACAGAAATCTGTTGCACCAACACAAGCTACACAAGCTATGGCTAACCAAGCTTCAGCTATTATTAAAAGATTCCCAACAATAAGTAAAGGTTCTTTAGTAGGTGCAGTCAAGTTAGGTATTAGTGATAATGACCCTAGATTGGGACAAATAGTTTTAAAAGAATCTTTAGCTAAAGAACAAAATGGTTTTTCTAAATTACGTGAAGCTATCAGTGTTAAAGAAAAAGCAAAAAGTGCATCACGTGGTTTATTCCTAGGATTCCAAAACTTATGGGAAGCTGGATTACCTAGAGGTGCTAGATATTTAGAAGGCAGACAACAAGGTATGACACACGATGAAGCTAAAGACAAATCTAAAGCATCTTTACTTGATATGAAAGCACAAGCTGAAGCAGCAGGTAAAGAAGTTGACTTAGGTACAGGATGGTTTCTAGGTAGCACTGACCCAACACAAACAGATGAATACAAAAACATGTTGGCAGCTGGTGTTGACCCATTAGTAGCTAGAGAATTTGTTCTAGATAATGTTTTAGGTGTACAGATTTACGAGCAACAAAGAAAAAAAGCAGAAGAAGCAATACAGTTTACTGGAGAAAGAGCAGAGAGATTTGAAGAAGCTGGACTTAAACCTACAGTAACTATTGGTCGTTTTTTATTTAAACCAGTAGATGAGATTATAGAGCCAGGAACAACTGCATACAACAATATAACTGGTGTTATAGATATACTTGCACAAATTTATGGTGACCCAACAGTAGCTTTAACAAAAGGATTTTCACTCCTAAGTAAATCTGCTAAAACTTTTACAAACTTAGACAATTTATCTAAAGCTGGAAAACTTTTTGAAAACACTGGGCTGCTCCAAGGAACAAGAAAAACTATCTTTGGACCAACATCACAAGAATTTCTTGCTGGTAAAGGTGGTGTAAAGTTTAAACAATTTTTATGGGAGAACAATACATCAGATATTATTGCAACATCAAAAAATAATATTGATGACTATGATTTTTATGTTGCTTTAGATAAATTTAAAGCAAAGAATAAAGGTAAATCATTCGATGAGATAGATGATGCGCTTACTAAAGAATTAGTTAATGAGAATTTATTAGTAAAGGCAACATTAAATAATGTTCCTACAGTTAAACGTGCTGGTAACAACATGACAAAAATGATGGAAAGAACTTATGGAACAAGACTTGTTACAGAAAATAAAAATGATAGTTTAGTTTCACTAAATAGATTTATACGTTTAGCTACATCAAGTATGGATAAAGATGCAGCTGCTAAAACTACAAATAAATTTATGAAAGATTCCATGAAAGCACTTAGTGCTGCAGATGCACCTTCACAAACAGCAATAGTTGTTACTAATTTCATAGAGAGAAATTTTAAACCAGCTGTTATACGTGGACTAGCAGGAGTAGATAAAGATACTTCTGTTAAAAAAGCTGCAACAAAGTTAACTGAATGGCAAACTGAATTAGTTGAACAAGGATTAAGTGTCCAGGCAAGGTTTATTGGAACTGCTAAGAAAAACAAAGATACTGTAAGAAGTTATACAATAGATTCATCTGGTGGAGATTTACCAATAACTAATGTATTAAGAGACTTACAAGGTGGAAATTTAGATGGTATTAAAGAGTTACTAGACCCAATAGTTGCATCGCAGTTAGCAGATGAAATATTTTTACCAGACCCTAAAGCTTTGATACGTTCTGCCAAAGCATTAGATGACACACTAGGAAAAGTAGGAACTAAATTACTAGCTTCTGGAAATGTAGAATCAACAAGAAGATTTATGGATTGGTACTATGGTGCTTTATTCAAACCATTAGTTTTGTTAAGACCAGCATGGACAATAAGAGTTATAGCAGAAGAGCAATTAAGAATGTTATCTTCTGGTGTTACTAATGTTATTACACATCCAGCACAAATGATTGCTAGAGCTACAGGTAAGCAAAAAGAATCAAGCAAGATGTTGTTAGGTTCTTTTGAAGATAACGCACAGTTTATTGATGTAACTTTGAATGGTGCAGGTATAACTTCTGCTTCCAGGAGAACAGGTGGAACAGGTAGATTTACTACAGTATCAAGACAAGAGAATAGAAAAGCTTGGGGTGAAGCATCATTTAGAAACTTTATGCAACACAAGTTTGACCCATTGTCTAGGAGACTTGCTGCAATACAACTAGAACCAAATACTGCTGCTAGAAAAGCGCAGCTAAATAAATTAATTAAAGAAGCACAGACACAAGGTAACCCATTAAATAAACATATTAGAAAAGTTACAGGTGCAGAAGGGCATGCTTTTAAAGGAGCTGGCTTCAATGGTGCGCCAGGTAAAGCTAAAGCAGAAGAGTTTATTTACTATGCAAATGCTTCAGTGGCACAAGTTACTGGTGGAATTGTAGAGACAAGCACTAAAGGTAATAGAGCAAGACTTGCTAGAAACTGGATAGATGAGAATGGTAAAGAAGATTTACTTAAAGCTTTGTCAGATGAAGCAATGGATGCTGCAGAGTTAGTAGGTTTAGAAAATATAGACATGGGTAAATACTGGGCAGGTCAGCTTAGTGATGTTGAATACACCTCTATAACTACACAGTTAAGAAAAAACCAAGAAAAAATGAAAAAAGATTTCGTTAAGAAGTTTGAAAAAGTATTACCAGAACAAGCACGTGGAGAGTTAAAGAATGCAATGACATCACAAACTAGAAGGTTAGATGACTTTGTAGATGAATCTTTTAATTTCTTTATGACTATTCCTACTAAAACAATGTCAAGAGCGCCAACCTTTAAGTTTCATTACTGGGACAAAGTAGGAGACTTTGCACAACATGCTAATGCAGCAACACTTAAGAAGTTAGTACAACAAGCTAAAGAAGCTGGACTAGCTACAGGAACTAAAAATGAAAAAGCTGTACTTAAAAAACTAGAAAGTTACCAAGGAGTTAAAGGCGGCATAAACAAAGTAGAGATTATAGATAAGATAGGTGCATCACATGCGCTTACTGAAACTAAAAAACTGCTTTATGATGTATCTACTAGAACAAGATTAGGTAATGCAACTAGAGGAATATTCCCATTCGGGGAAGCATACGTAGAAATCTTTAGTACTTGGAGCAGATTAATAGCAGAGTCACGAGGAAAACCTTTACGTAGAGCGCAGCAGCTTGTACAGTCAGCACAAAAACCTAACCCAGTGTTTGATGATTCTGGACAAAAAGGATTCTTTTATAAAGACCCAAATACTAATGAAGAGTTGTTTGGTTATCCAGGAGAAGGATTAATACAGAAGTGGATGTTTAAAGACTTAACAGAGAATGGTGTACAAGTTAACCTACCAGTCTTTGCTGGTTCTTTAAACATAGCAGGTAACTTAATACCAGGTTTTGGTCCAACTATTACAGTTCCAGCTGCATTTATAAATCGTAAGTTTAATGTATTAAGACCAGGTAAGTGGGAAGAGACAGTATTGTTTGGAGACTTTGCACCACCTCGCACAGAAACTATTAGCGAAGTTATAACATCATTAGCACCAGCACCTTCTTGGTTAAAGAAACTAGGTACAGCTTTTGGTATAGGTGGAGCAGAATCTAAACGTATGTTCTCCAATACAACTATTGATGTGTATAAAGCTTTAGTGTATGCAGGAAAGATTGATGATAGTTCTCCAGAAGGAGCTAATGAAGGAATGGAGTTAGCTGGAGACTACGCCAGGAATATATTTATTATTAGAAGTATTTCACAAGCTATTGGACCATCTGGTTCTGTAAGCCCTAAGTATGAGATATCTGATAAGACAGGACAACTATTCTT